GGGATGAAGTCAAGAAGGAAGCCATTGAAAATCGAGTTAAAGAAATAGACGTTGCAGAGCACGTTGAAGCACTCGTAAATGGCGAAGGTGACTTATCCGAAGAATTTAAACGTAAGGCTGCAACAGTGTTTGAAGCCGCGGTTAAATCTAAGATTCGTACAGAGATCGTAAGACTCGAAAACGAATACGAAGAAAAACTGAAAGAAGATGTACAATCAGCAACAGAAGAGATGACTGATAAAGTCGATACATATCTCAATTATGTTACTGAGGAATGGATGAAGGAAAATGAACTCGCAATCGAACGTGGATTAAAAGGTGAGATTGCAGAAGATTTCATTTCTGGTTTGAAACAACTATTTGAAGATCACTACATTGATATTCCAGACGAGAAATATGATGTGTTAGAAGCACAGTCTGAAAAGATTTCTGAACTAGAGAGCAAACTTAGTGAAACAATCGAGAAGAATGTATCATTAAAGGACAACAATGCTAAACTGGTTAAGGAACAAGTCATATCTGAGGTTTCTGAAGATTTGGCTGACACAGAAATTGAAAAGTTTAAGTCGTTGATAGACGATGTTGATTATTCTGACGAAGATTCTTTTCGTGAAAAGTTAGGTACTTTGAAAGAAAGTTATTTTCCAAAGACACCAATATCAGAATCGACTGAAACAGTTGATGATGTAGAAACTGGCACCGCACAGGACATTGATCTAACTCCATCTATGGATGCGTATATGTCTGCCATAGGTAGAACGGTCAAATAGTGCAAAAAAGTTAATTTATAAATAAAAGTAGAAAAATAATAAGGAGAAGCTCTAATGTTTCAAACAGAACATCTACAAGAAAAGTGGCAGCCAGTCCTTCAACATCCCGATCTCCCAGAGATTGCGGATAGTTACAAGCGGGCAGTCACTACAGTAATCTTAGAGAACCAAGAAAAGGCTCTCAGAGAAGATCGTGCGTTTCTTTCAGAAGCCGCACCAACTAACTCAACAGGAAGTTCAGTTGATAATTGGGATCCAATTCTAATATCACTGGTCAGACGTTCAATGCCGAACCTAATCGCATATGATATATGCGGTGTTCAGCCAATGACTGGCCCAACAGGACTTATCTTCGCAATGCGTTCACGTTTCAGTTCTCAAACTGGTGCAGAAGCGCTCGCAGACGAAGCATTTCCTGATATATCTAACCAGAACGCTGCTGGAACTATCGGTGGTGGGGATATTGGTTCTACAGAAACTAACCCTGCTGTTCTTAACGATAGTCCTTCTGCTGGAACATACACCAGTGCAACAGGTATGACTGCTGCTCAGGGTGAAGCATTAGGTGATAACTCTAGTACTAACGTATTCGGAGAAATGGCGTTCAGTATCGAGAAGCATACGGTTACTGCGGTAACAAGAGCTCTCAAAGCAGAATATTCAATGGAACTTGCCCAAGACCTTAAAGCAATTCATGGTCTTGACGCAGAAACAGAACTTGCAAATATTCTGTCTGCTGAAATACTTGCAGAAATCAACCGAGAAGTTGTCCGTAACATTTATGTATCTGCGGTTCAAGGTGCTCAAGTCAATACAACGACTGCTGGTATCTTCGACTTAGATACAGACTCTAACGGTCGATGGTCTGTTGAAAAATTTAAAGGACTTCTCTTTCAATTAGAGAGAGATGCAAACGCAGTTGGTCAACAAACTCGTAGAGGAAAGGGTAATATGGTTCTTTGTTCTGCTGACGTTGCTTCTGCATTGCAAATGTCTGGACAATTAGATTACACTCCTGCTCTTTCCACAGGTATAAACGTAGATGACACAACTACAACATTCGCTGGTGTTCTTAATGGACGTTATCGAGTGTATGTTGACCCCTACGCTGCAAACGTAGCTGCTTCCCAGTACTACGTTGTGGGATACAAAGGTACTTCACCGTATGACGCTGGAATGTTCTACTGCCCATACGTCCCATTACAAATGGTTCGTGCAGTTGGAGAACATACGTTCCAACCAAAGATTGGCTTCAAGACCCGATATGGTATTGCTGCTAATCCTTTCCATACTGGTACAGTTGCTGCAACCGCTGAAGGTGCAATCTCGATTTCGAGTGCAACTAACAAGTACTACAGGAAGGTTAAAGTTACAAACCTTATGTAATAATAAGAGTTGGTTAACCAACCGCCTTGATGTAAAAGGGGAACATTTTGTTCCCCTTTTTTTTCTAAAAGGAGAAGTACTATGTCTTGGGAAAAACCTACTTATAAAGACATTCGTTTCGGATTTGAAGTTACTATGTACATTATGAACCGATAAATTCACAAGGGGTCGCAAGACCCCTTTTTTTGTATAAATAATACGCATCATTCGATGCTCCATAAGTCATGGGTCAAAAGACTACAACATCGTTCATTCACTTAATTGTGAACGGAAGTAAGTGTAGTACGCTGAAGGAACGCATCTCAAGTAAAAAGGAGATGGTATCATGGCTAATTGTAACAGTGATTATCCCCCAAATCCGTATATAATTCTAGATGGTAAAAAATATTATCTGGAGTATACTGTTTGGGATAAATATTATTAGAAACTTTGGGGGAGATAATGTTCTCCCCCTTTCCTTATAAATAGCTATATGGCAACATCAACATCACCATTATCTCGACAACCAACTCAGTTAGATTATGTAAGTCCAACGCAGTTTAAATTCAACATTCATCAGTTACCGAAAGTTGAATTTTTTACTACAACTGCAAACGTGCCTGCAATAAATTTGGGTGAAGCAATATTTCCTACACCCTATAAAGAGATACCAGTAATGGGTGATACACTTACCTATGACAATCTTTCAATAACTTTTATTGTGGATGAAAATTTAGAAAATTATATTGAATTACATAATTGGATGGTTGCGATTGGATTTCCTAAAAGTAGAGCTCAGTTCTCTAATTTTAGATCTGCAACTGCAAGTACACCGATTGTAACTCAGGGAACGAGTGATGATATTGGTGATGTGCAACCAGCAACATCTGCGAGAGGAATGTATGGAGATGCAATTCTTACCATACTTACCAATAAAAATAATCCAGTGGTAGAGGTGCGTTTTCAAGACATATATCCTGTTGCACTTGGAGCTCTAGACTTTACACAGACATCTACAGATGTCGAATATATATCTGTAACAGCAGATTTTAGTTACAAAATTTATGATATTGTAACATTATAACGGAGACTTTATGACACTTGATGATTTGAAGGAACAAGTCAAAAACGACTTGGCAATACTTAATGATGAACGACTAGACAACGAATCTTTTAAAAACCAAGAACTTTACTCAAAGTATCTAGATCACAAAACAAACTTTGAACTTTTACTGTATCGTGCAAAAGGTGACTACAAAGTTTTGTATCGTGAAAAATGGGAATACTACGGTGGTAAGGCTGACGCAAAAGTTTATGCAACCAAACCATTTGATTTAAAAGTTCTCAAAACAGATCTAAGCATTTACATAGAATCTGATGAGGACATAATTAAAATAGAACATAAGATTTCATACCTAGAGACTGTAGTAAAATATCTTGATGGTGTTTTAAAATCTATTGCAAGTCGAGGCTGGGATATTAAAAATGCAATCAGTTGGAGACAGTTTGAATCTGGAATGTTATGAGCGTTTTTCTTGGTAAGTGGATTGGTTACTATGAGGACGTAGTACCCAACGAACTTTGTAATGACATTATTGATTATACTGTAGAAAGTAAGGAGTTATCCCCATCTAAATATTCTACGCACACTGGAGAGAGTTCTAGGAGTGCTCAGAGGGTATATATGGACGATGTGTGGTTTCGGTTCGGTGAAGATAGATACTACGAGGAAATGAAAGAATACACACTCAAGGTTCTTAGTGTATATCAAAAGGTTCACAATGTTGTCTGTCAGAGATATACAGACTTCAGAGTAAACCGTTATGGTAGCGGTGGATATATGTCGGAACACATAGACAACATACATCACTCGCACGGCCAACAGTATGGTTATCCTCATTTGTCGGTGTTACTTTTTTTAAATGAAGACTATGAGGGTGGTGAGTTTGTTGTCGCAGACAACGAGTATAAAACCGAAAAGGGTTCTGCAATTATTTTTCCGTCTAATTTTATGTTTCCTCACAAGGTAAACAAGATAGAGTACGGTACAAGATGGAGCGTAGTATCATGGTTAATGTAAAATCATACAGCTGTTTTCCAACAATGGTGTACGAGTTTGATGGTGGACTATCAAAACAAAATCATGCAAATATGCTGAACATTCTCGACTTTGAAAACCCTGATAATAATTTGCATGAACATCTCGCATTTACTTCTTTTGCAAAAACAGTAAAAGAATGTACCAAAGAAATATTACATATCAATCAATATTTTTTTGAGGATATTGAGATAACAAATATGTGGGGCAATCTATTGAGTGAAAAAGAAAGCCACCCACCACACACACATTCAAATAATATATTCTCAGGCGTATATTATCTAAGAGCTTCTGACCAAACTGCACCCATACAATTTTTTGATCCCAGACCGCAAGCATCGGTGTTCAAACCAAGAAACAGTCCAAACTGGAATAACTCTAGTATGATTCAATTTGATTCTGTTGAGGGTAAAGGTTTTATATTTCCGTCTTGGTTGATGCATTGGGTTCCACCCACAAATGGAGAAAGGGTCAGCGTATCATGGAATGTAATCATTAGAGGTGATTACGGTGAACCAAACACTTTACAAAATGCACATATCTAAACTCAATGAGGTTTATTTAAAAGTTGAAACTGACTCTGGACTCGCAAGAGAACTGTCAGATTATTTTACGTTTGAAGTGCCAGGCGCTCGGTTCATGCCCGCATACCGTAACAAAATTTGGGACGGTAAGATACGATTGTTTTCTGCACAGACAGGAAAAATTTATTTTGGATTGCTGACATATATAGAACAATTTTGTGTCGCAAACGAAGTCGAATATATAATAGAGGATAACTTAAAAGATGAGAAGCTCAATTTACAGAGAAGTACGGCGGAGGACTTTATCAAATCTCTCAGGCCCACTTCCAACGGAAAACTTTTGGAACTTCGTGATTATCAGGTTGATGCCGTACATTCAGCAATACGAAAGCATCGTGGTCTATTTCTTAGCCCTACCGCTTCTGGTAAATCGTTAATCATTTATGCACTGGTAAGATACTACGACATTTTACTAGGGGAACAGAAGGTGCTGATCCTTGTTCCAACTACATCACTGGTAGAGCAGATGTATTCTGATTTTATTGATTATGGTTGGAGTGATGATTACTTACACCGCATATACGCTGGACATGAAAGAGATACAAACAAGTCAGTGGTTATCTCTACATGGCAGTCGTTATACAAAATGAAAAAACCATACTTCAAACAGTTTGGTTGTGTGATAGGTGACGAGGCTCATTTGTTTAAGTCGAAGTCTCTCACCAGTATATTAACAAAACTTGATTTGTGTAAATATAGGTTCGGATTGACAGGAACTTTAGACGGAACGCAAACACATCGACTAGTCTTAGAAGGGTTGTTTGGTTCTGTAGAGAAAGTTACTACAACAAAAGAACTGATGGAGAGTGGAACACTAGCAGATTTAGAAATAAAATGTATCGTTTTAAAACATACCGAAGAAGAAAGTAAAAATTTAAGGGGGCTTAGCTATGCTGAAGAAATTAACTACTTGGTGGGGAATGACAGGCGTAATAGGTTTATTATTAATCTTAGCGATAATCTGGAGGGAAACACACTATGTTTGTTTCAACTGGTTTTAAAACACGGCAAACTTTTATATGATGAAATGAAGAACTTTGATAGACAGGTTTTCTTTGTCTACGGAGGTACAAACGCAGAGACAAGGGAAAACATTCGTGCGATTACAGAGAAGGAAAAGAACGCTATCATTGTTGCGTCATACGGTACATTTAGTACTGGTGTTAATATTCGGAACTTGCACAACATCGTGTTCGCAAGTCCAAGTAAATCTAAGATTAGAGTGCTCCAATCGCTTGGACGAGGGTTGCGTAAAACTGAAAGTAAACGTGCCGTTAGGCTCTTCGACATCTCTGATGATCTTACCTACAAGAGTCGCACAAATTATACATTAAACCATTTTTACGAACGAATAAATATATACAACGAGGAACAATTCAATTACAAAATCGATAGAGTAAAACTATGAATACTAATTATCAAATAATAAAATTATCAAATGGTGAAAATATTATCTGCGATATTAAAGAACAAAGTGGAAGTGAACCTAGTTTAGAAGTGGTTGCACCTTTGAAGATGGACGTTATGAGCCGCATGACTAAAAAAGGAATACAGGAAGGACTATCTCTTACTCGATGGGTACAACCTTTTACAGATGAAAAAAATATTCAGATTAATAAATCGACAATTGTAACAATGGTTCCAGCATCTTTGGGAATGAGTAAATATTACGAATACGTTTTAAAAAGCATAAAGGGAATGAAATTGGTTTCATCTACAACGGAAGATATAGAAGATCCAACTGACGAGGAACTAGATGAAATAGCTTTGGAAGAACGTATACAAAAAGAACTTGACTCTTGGCACAAAGAAGAAGATTTAGAAAAACTGTTAGAAGAAACTTCTGAGTTTCTAAAAAAGAATACTAGAATACTTCATTAATATTATCTCCCCTTCTGGGTATATAAAATTATACTAATTAATAAGGC